GTGCCGTCAGCGTCTCGGATCGCGCCTTTGCGCGGGTCGCGAAGAAGGATGCTGTTGATCTTCTCCTCGTCCTTGCACGGCCTGGCGAGTTCCGGCTCTTCGTCTAGAGCTGTGGCCGATTGGTCGTTCCTGGCTCCGCAGATGTGGGCAGTCTGTGAAGCGTTGGGAAGCGCCTGGATCTGGAATTCGCTGAGGTCACTCCGGAAGACGTCGACGACGCGGGTGGAGAGCCGAGAGAGCACGTTCTTCTGTTCGATCTCGAACTCGCGATCCTCATTCATCAAGCTGATGGGCAACTGAGGCTCAGGAGAGCTCCAATATGCATGCTTGATGGTAAGAGGATAGAGAGGAGTGCCGCCGGCCCACCGGGTGAAGCGTGAGAGGATGACCCTGCCGTCACTTGGGGCGGGGTCACGGCGCTCAAGCACCTGATTGGTGAGGGCTGCGAAGGGGGAAGCGAGGAACATCAAGCCGTCGACGGTGACGTTCTTGATTTCCTCTCGGACACGGTGCCCAGCGGAGTTGCTGAGCTCCTCGGGATCCCACGGCACCTTAGTGGCGATGTCGACGGGCTTGTCGAACCACTGAAGATGGACGGAGAGTCGGGCCAGGGTCGCGGAGGTTGCCTCGGTGGCCAGCTCGGCGACTTGTGAGTAGTCGAGTTCGAGTCTGATCCGCTGTAGGTGCGAGACAAAAGATCGAGCGTCGCTCTCTGTCCAGGGGAGAGGCAGGTCTCTACTCGAGATGTCGAGTGACTTGTACTTGACGTCGTTGCCCAGCTGCTGGGCCAGGTAGAGCGTGGCCAGCGATCTGGTGCACTGGAAGCCAGTAGCGGGAGCCCTCTCGAGGCGGAGCGTGCCGGGATGGCCGCTCCAACCGAGCACCTTCATCGTGAGATAGTCAACGCTCATGTTGGCGCCGAGGACCTGGATGTTCGGATGCTTGTAGTGGACGGCGCTTGAGCGCATTCTCACCGTGATCTCACCGTTCTTGTCTGTCTGATAGTCACCCTCTTGGAAAGGGAGAGGCTCGAGAGATGGAGTGGGGAGGTACTCATTGCCGACGACGAACATCAGGTCGCCCTTCTTAGTGTTAGCGGGGCCGAGGGGGCCGGCCGGCTGATCACCGTCGGGGGCAGGCGATGGGGACGTGAGCCACTCACTCAAGTAGTAATGAGTGTCGGTCAGCCAGTAGATCACCTTGTCGTCTGGATAATGTTCGTCATTATCCTCGAGGCAGCCTTCGATGAGCTCGTAGCTTGGGGCGCCAGGGGTCCACGTCCGCTTCTGAGTACGCTCGAGATTCTCCTTCCAGTACCTGTCGTCGTATTGGTGCGAGCGGGGCCGGACGAACCTCACGGTCGTGTGCGCGATGGTCATCGCGACAGCGATCTTCTCGCTGACGTCGACGAACTCGGGCACTCTGGAGAGGCACGAGAGGAAGCGTTCGGTCATCTCCGAGAAATCCATGGGGCATGGGCCGTCCGCGGACCGATGACGAATCTCCCAGTCGGAGAAGATGCCATGGTCGCCAAACCAGACCGCTTTCGCGAATTGACTTGATCCGTCTTCCTGCTGCCAGCCCTCGGTGATGCCCGGGTACATGTCCTCTGCGTACGACGGATCGCCCATGCAGAGAATACGCTCGCGGAGAGTGTTCCAGAGCCAGTCGAGAGATCGCTGCTTGCATTCGAGCTCGCGCTGCTTCTCCTGATCCTT